CAGCTTTATGTAGATAGGGATATGGAAGTTGAACTATATGATGATGAATTACTAGAATCACTTAGTATTAGTTATGATGAATTCAAAGACTATGTGAAAGAAAATAAAATGATACTTAGGAGACACAAAGCAAAGTGCGAATTAGAGTATATCAGAGGGCAAGGAAAATAATGGTAAGTGCAAATAATTTAAAACAATATGTAGCAAAGGAAAGACCTAATGTTAGTCAAATAACATTGGATATAATAGATGCTATTAAAACTAAACAGACTGTGCAGTTTATGTATGGTGGAAAGGATACTATCAGGGAGCTACTACCTAAAGAATTCTTCGGAGACTTTGATGGCTTCCAAGGATGGACAGCACCTGAAGGAGATGGTGGAGAGTGGAGAAAGTTTAGATTTGATAAGGTAGACGAATGGCTAGGTATACCTGTACAGTACAAGGTCTATGTAGAACTAGACATGAGTGGATATCCAACTGATGATGGTGTAGCAGAGAAACTACGAGAACTATTAGACAGTAACAAATCTATTATGTATAGGCTTAAGCCAAAAACAAAATGGGATGTTGATCAGGAGACAACTAATGAGTAATGTAATAGACTTAACAGAACATAAAGAAACAAAGGATGAGTTGCTTGATAGGACAGCTATAAGTTTAATAGCTGAGTACAAAACAACGCTTGAATGGGATTTGGAAGAATTAAACATTGATGCTAATGAAATAGATGATTACTATATTAAATATGGTACGCTTCATATAACATACAAAGATGGAAGTATGGTTGAGTATGAAAATAACTGCGAAGGAGAGACAGATTATAAATGGGCAGACAAAGAAACATTTTATAATGATCAGTTTGGTGAAGTGGAGTTAGATATATGAGTACTAATAAACAGATAGAAAAATTAGAATGGGCAGAAGGTACTGCTCGTGGGATAACTCACGATGCTAAGTATCTTTGCTATCCTATAGTAGATATAAAGGTAAAGCTTTCTAGTCTTGCAGAAGAGCATGGACTTGAAGATGAAATGAAATCCTACTTAGATGTGGTTAGTGAAATTGCTAATGATTTAGAAGGTGCTTTCTATGCTTGCGAGGATGTCTTTAAAGATAAGCTCAGAGAAATAGAGTATGCAGAAAAGAAATAGGTTGACACATAACTTTATATGTGATAGAGTAACACAATAATAACAATGAGGAATAAATAATGTATGAAGATACGATAGACCTAAACCAAGAACAGTATAGTAAACTTACTGTAAACAACGAAGACCTTTACAAGGAAGCTTATGAATTAAAGCTACAGTTTCCTGAGGATTACTTGGTTGAAAGGTTGGTTAAAAGACAGGGGTACTCAGGGGAGTATAGATTAACATTTAAAACAAAACAAGAGTGTGATAACTTCTATAAGTTTTTCCAAGAGACAAGCTTAAACTGTTTTAAATAACCTCGAATCATACGTCAGTCGATTTAGCCCTCACTATATCACAAAGACTACGTATCCACCACCCTATATTGGTGGGTCAGTTATGGAGTTCTGAAGATTCAATAAAAAACTCCTTGACTTTGAATAACAGTTGTGGTATAGTACCACTAATCATATAACGGAGGATTTAAAATATGAGTGACATAAAAAGAGGCACGCAATTTATGCGTGGTGAAGTGAAGTGGGCTAGTGTGTTAACACCTAATACCACATTTGAACCTACCTTCCAAGCATCTATCTACAATCCTATTGTAGTTAATAACTTTGGAGAGATAATAGATTCTAATTCTGAAAGCATTGTGGCAGGCTTTGAGAACAGAGGCTTTAAACATTCTGTTAAAACAGATAAAGAAACCAATGAGAAGTTCTTATTCTTTAAAAGAAAAGCAGTAGTCAAGCGACCTAAGAAAGACGCTGAAGGTAATAATATTACTGATGAAGATGGGAAGTGGATCATGGTAGAATCAGATAACGATTTACCTTTACTAAAAGATAGCGAGAATAATAATATTGATATCGCTATAGGTAATGGATCAGATGTTATTGTGATGTATAAAGAGTGGGGAACCAATAACCAATATGGAGATTTTAAAGGGTTAGATTTAGCAGGATTACAGGTAGTTAAACTACAGGAATATAATGCTGATGTTGGGTTTTCTACAGTAAGTATGGCTGAAGTAGAGGAGTTTTAATTATGACAGAAGAAGAAATTAAACCTAGTATAACAATAGATAATGTACCTATAAATGTGGAGGACTTACCAGAAGAAGGACAAGGAATCTTTGGTAGATTACAACGATTGAATCAGAAGAAAGCTAATACTATGCTTGACTTGGAAGAGTTACAAGCAGGTATAAACTTTTTCTCTAATAAGATTATAGAGATTGTTAATGCAGAAGGACAACAGAAATCAACTGCAGTATCAGATGCTGATGTAGTTGATGAAGAACTATCGGAGTCTAACGACTCAGACTAGTGTGCCTAAACTCTCCAGTTCCTAGAGTGTGAGTATAATCTTAGAGTAGGAGTAGGTTGATAGTCCTTCTTAAAAAACTATCAAGTGTAGTTAGGGGATGATACTCCTATAAAGAACCTAGAAATGTGAGTAGTCTTAATTGACTAAGAGGACATGAGGAAAGGTCGGAGATGAATTAGGGATAAGACTGCGAAATCCATACCCGAACTAGCTACACACTTTTTAATAACAACAATGTGAGGGAAACATTATGACTTTTATAAAACACAACGCAACCTGTCCATCTTGTAATAAAGATCACCTATCTTTAAATGAAGATGGTTCGGGCAAATGCTTTTATGCAACGTGTGGTAGATTCCACCCTGCTAAGGGAGACAGTAACGTATCTAATATTAAACAACCACCTCTTGAGCGCGCAGTCAAGCCTATGATATCGGTAGATACTGCCAGTACTTATAGTGCTTTAAGTGACCGAAGAATCTCAGAGGAGACAGCAAAGAAGTATGGGGTAACAGTAGTCAATGGTGTTGATGGTAAGCCCATCGAACATCACTACCCATACTTCAACGGCAATGAGCTTGCAGCAACCAAGATTAGAAAAATACGTGATGCTAAAGGAGAAAAGATTAAAGGCTTCTTTTCTAAAGGATCATTTGATAATACGTCTTTGTTCGGTGAACAGCTATTCAATAAGGGCGGTAAGTATATAACTATTACTGAAGGAGAGTGTGATGCTATGGCTACCTATGAACTAATGGGTAGTAAGTGGGCAGCAGTTTCAATTAAGCGTGGCGCAGAGGCTGCAGAGCGAGATGTTAAAGAGAGTCTTGAGTTCTTAGAAAGTTTTGAGAATGTTATTATTTGTTTTGACAAAGACAAGAGTGGAGTGGCAGCAGCTAAAAAAATAGCTAAGTTGTTTCAACCAAGCAAGGCTAAGATAATGACGTTACCTAACGGCTTTAAGGATGCTAATGATATGCTCATCGCTAACAAGCATAAGGATTTTATGGAGTCTTGGTGGAGTGCTAAGACCTATACACCTAGTGGTGTGATAAATGTTTCTGATGAGAAGAAGAAGTTCTTCAATAGACCTAAGAAAGAATGTGTGCCGTACCCTTGGGAAGGACTTAACAAAAAGCTATATGGTTTAAGACAAGGAGAGTTGGTGACCTTAACAGGAGGCACAGGACTAGGCAAGTCTTCAGTAACAAGAGAGCTTGAGCATCATCTTATAAAGAACACTACCGATAATGTAGGGATCATTGCCTTAGAAGAAGACTGGAGAAGAACCATTGATGGTATACTTTCAATCGAAGCTAACGCTAGGTTGTACATAGATCAAGAAAGAGAAAAGTTTTCGGCAGAAGAGTTGGATGGCTTCTTTGATTTACTATACGATGGTGAGAATAAAAATAGAGTATGGGTGCATGCTCACTTTGGTACTAATAGTATTGATGAGATTTTTAATAAGCTAAGGTTCATGATCATAGCGTGTGAATGTAAGTGGATCATAGTAGATCATTTACACATGCTCGTATCAGCAGTATCAGAAGGAGATGAGCGTAGGGCTATTGATAATATAATGACTAGGCTTAGAAGTTTAGTAGAAGAAACGGGAGTAGGTTTAATACTTGTCTCTCATTTGCGAAGGACTAGTGGTGACAAAGGGCATGAGAATGGTATTGAAGTAAGCCTAAGTCATCTTAGGGGTAGTCAGGCAATAGCTCAACTAAGTGATTGTGTTATAGCACTTGAAAGGAATCAACAAGCAGACGATGAAGATGAGTCCAACACAACAGTTGTACGAGTTCTCAAGTCTAGGTATGTTGGAGATGTAGGGGCAGCAGCCCTTTTGTTATATGATAGAGAAACAGGTAGGCTTAACGAGTTAGACAAGGAACCTTTTGAAGGTGACGATGCAGACTTCTCAGCCTTGGAGTTATAATATGGATTTAGTATTTGATATAGAAACAAACAGAGTAGGTGATAACGATATCGGTTTAGATAGCGTACAAACTATACATTGTATTGTGGCACAGGACTTAGTAACTGAGGAGGTGTTTAGTTATCCTCCTTGGGAACTTGACAAGGGTGTAGAATTATTACAAAATGCTACGACTTTAATTGGTCATAACATTATAGGATTTGACATACCGGTGTTAGAAAATCTAACTACTTTTAAACAGGAAGGAATTAAAATTATAGATACGTTAGTAACTTCTAGATTATTCTATCCTATACGAGAGGGAGGACACAGCCTAGACAGATGGGGATTTAAACTTGGCTACCCTAAGATAAGCTTTGAGGACTATGATTCTTATTCCGAAGAGATGATGGAGTATTGTATAAGAGATGTACAACTAAACACTAAAGTTTTTAGAGCCTTACAAACAGAAGGTAAAGGTTTTTCTAAAGATAGTGTTGAGCTTGAACATGCAGTAGCATTACCCTTAAGACAACAGGAGTGGTCAGGCTTTAAGTTTAACCTTAAGAAAGGTGAGATGTTACTCGCTAATCTTAGAGAGAAGATGCAAGCATCTGAGGATGAGGTACATAAAGTATTTAAACCTAAGCTTGTGGATGACAGGACTGTTACACCTTATATAAAGAAAGATGGTACGTTATCTAAACGTGGTATGACCTCAGAAGAATACGAAGTTGTGCTTAGTTCTAGAAACACTAAGCCTTTTATGCGTCAGAAGATGAGAGACTTTAACCTTGGTTCACGTAAACAGATTGGAGAATACTTAAAAGAGTTTGGATGGAAACCTAAAAGGTTTACACCAACTGGACAACCTATTGTAGATGAAAGTATATTAATTAATATAAAGAATATACCAGAAGCTAAACTAATAGGAGAGTACTTAACATTACAAAAACGTATAGCTCAGATTGATTCATGGATAAAGGCGTTGCGTTCTGATGAGCGTGTGCATGGTTTTGTAATACCAAATGGTACTATCACCGGCAGGATGGCACACAATAAACCTAACCTAGCACAAGTGCCAAGTGTTAAAAGCTTGTATGGTAAAGAGTGCAGAGAGTGTTGGACTGTTGAAGATGGTTACAACTTAGTAGGAATAGATGCAAGCGGTCTAGAACTTAGATTACTTGCACATTATATGGATGACAAGGAGTACATAAATGAAATTATCAATGGAGATATACACACCGCTAATCAAAAAGCTGCAGGACTTGAATCAAGAGATCAGGCAAAGACATTTATCTATGCACTCATATACGGGGCAGGAGATGAAAAGCTTGGGAGTGTGGTTAAAGGAAACCGACAAGATGGTAAAAGACTTAGACAACATTTCTTTGATAATAACCCATCATTTAAAACTCTGCGAGACAAAGTTACAAGAGCAGCAAAAAAAGGATACTTAAAAGGATTAGATGGTAGAAAGATATTTATAAGGAGCGAGCACGCTGCATTGAATAGTTTACTACAGGGAGGAGGAGCAGTCATAATGAAGAAAGGACTAGCACTATTTGATTCTCTTATAAAACTAAATACCTATGACGCTAAGTTTGTTGCTAACATCCATGATGAATGGCAGATGGAAGTTCATGAAACAATAGCTACTAACGTAGGTCAGTTGGCGGTGGATTGTATTATAAATGCAGGAGATTATTATAACCTTCGCTGTCCTATGGATGGTGAATACAAAGTTGGGAGAGATTGGAGTGAAACACATTAAAAATTGTATAACTTGTGGTGTTGTGTTAGAAGCACCTAAGAACTGGTGGATATCTTTTGTACATAAAAAACATTATAAATGTAGAAGCTGTTATGACACACGAAGAACAGAAAATAAAATTAAAAGAATGTACAAAGATGGGAAGCAACCAAGCCCTAAATTGTTAGCTAAGTTTTTAGGAACTAAATACAGAGAGGAATATAGTAACGTAACACAAGGGCAGGTATATATTATAAGTAACTCTGCATGGGAAGGTTGGTTAAAAATAGGCATGGCGATAGATGCGAAAGATAGATGTAATCAATATCAAACTAGCAGCCCTTTCAGAGATTATAAATTATGCTATAGTAAATTCTTTGATAATAAAAAAGAAGCCGAACAACAAGCCCACAATTTAGTATCCGAAATTGCTGAAGAACGAAAAGGCGAATGGTTTAAAATTAAACAGGACATAGCACAAGAAATAATAGAGACACTATGAAAAAATTAGATACATTAGTAGAAGATATATATGATAAGTTATCTGTACTAGACAAGGGAGAAGCGTTAGACTTAAGCGAAGAAGCACTAGAGGACTTCGGTAACTCTATGAAAGAAGCGTTACGTCATTGGGCTACTCCTAGACCTAGAGATACAGAGACATTACGTATGTCAAACATAGGTAAGCCTACTCGTCAGCTTTGGTACGACATGAAAGCAGACAACACAGACAGGCAACCAATGGAACCACATTTGTTTATACGTTTTCTGTATGGTCATTTGTTAGAAGAAGTTGTTTTACTGTTAGTTAAACTTGCCGGTCATGATGTTACCGATGAGCAGAAACAAGTTAAGGTTAG